TGACGACGCCCGCGATGCAGACCTTGCAGCGCGACCCAGCGGCAGCAGCTTCGGTGACAACTCCCCAGATACCACCCTTCTCGGTGGTGGAGGAGGTTCCGGCGACGGCAAGGCCAACAACGTTGAAGGGGTTCTTCTTGTTGTCGGCGTCATCGATGAATGCGACGTCGGCGTATCCGCCCGTGCCAGCATCGGCAAGGTCGAACTTGACGAGATCGCCCACAGAAACAGCAACGTCGGCGATGGGAGTGACGATGACCTGGTGCGCCGTGAGCGCACCGAGGTTTCCAGTGGGAGCGAGGATTCCAGGAATCATGTTGTGGTCCCTCCTTCGGGATCAGCTCGGGAGCAGGTTGATGGGAGCCACGACGCCGTGACGCTGGCGGCTGTTGCAGAACAGGTTCGACCAGCAGTCCACGGGCTGCACGTAGGTGAACGGCTGGTTCGGGTGACGGAGAACCTCATGCTGCTTGAAGTAGCGGCGAGCATGGAAGATCGGCGTCAGGTAGTTGCCGTTCACGAAGAAGTAGCGGGGAGCCTTCACGATCGTGTTGGCTCCGAGTTCCGTGCCGAACGCCGCGAACGCCGCCGTCGAACTCGTGACGGAGTTGATGCCCGTACCCGTGTTGGTGACCTGGGCGACGGGGGAGCTGTCAGCCGGGAAGATCGCCGCGGTGTCGAGATCCGAGCAGTAGGTGACGTCGATTCCCGCGTAGGCAGGGCTCGAGTACGCCGCATCCTGGTACGAGACGAGCGTGTCGTTCGAGAGACGAAGCGCGTTCCGGTAGTTCTGGACGCCCTGGCGCGAGGTCAGGATCATCTGGCGGTTGAGCGCGTCGTTCTCGAAGTACTGCTGCCGGGTGCTCGGAGCCTCGTACTTCAGGCGCATGAACATCGTGTCGAACGCGCTGAAGAGGTTGCCCACCGGAAGCGAGGATGCTGCGCCCTGCGAGTAGACCGTATTGGCAGCAAGCGCCGGATTCGTGACCGCACCCCACTGGGCGTTGGTCGGATTCAGCGCATTCGGCTGGCAGTCGTACAGCTCGACGATGTTCGTCCAGCGGTTCTCGGTGAACGGCGAGATGTTCATCACGGTCGTCGACGTGTTCGCCGATGCCGTGAACGGAGTCGTGCCGCGGCGACCGAGCGCGCCGCCGAAGTTCTGCGCGATCTCGGTGAGGAAGTAGGGGAGCGAGTACGGGAGCTTGCCCGTCTCGGTCTCCATGCCGGAGATCGACGGCGGAGCCCACAGGTCCTCCTCGAAGCCGTTGAGCATCGAGGTCCACATGCGCTGCTCCTTGAGCCGCTTCAGGCGCTTGTAGGCGACCTTGGTGCTGGCGCTGGTCTCGCCCGTGTTGAGCTCGACCTCGGCATCGGTCCACGACATGTGGTCGATGTGGAAGCGCCACGGGCAGCGGATGTAGGACGCGACCTGCGGGTTGCGCCAGACGAAGGTGTCGTTGGGCTGGTAGTGGTCGTAGGTTCGCGAGTCGTCGAACATCAGGACGTCGCGGATCTCGGTGCCGCCCTGAATCGTCTGCTCGCTGGTCTTGCCCTTGAGGAGCCGGGAAAACGCGTAGGTGTTCTTGACTGCTTCGTTGATGACCGCGTCGGCGCTCGTCAGGTACGACGGCCCGGTCGTGGTCATAAAGTCGTTGAAGGTCTGGATCGAAGGCATGATGCCCTCCTTGGGTTAGCGTGAGATGACTCGCATTGCGTCCTGACGAGTGCCTCCCGAGAGCAGGACGTCGAGGACTGCGTCCTCCTTGTCCAGCTCGCGGACGGCCCTGGCGGGCGGCTTGCCGATGACGGGCTTCGCAACGTTGCGAGGATCGACCCGCTTCGGCTCCCCGGCCCTGCGCCGGAACGCCTCGTGCACGATGTCCGAAACCGACTCGAACGCGCCGGGGTTCTCGCGACCGATCATTGCGGCTGTCTCGGCGATCTCGTCGTAGGACGGAGCCGACCGACCGTATTCGCCCGCGAGACGCTGGTACGCCAGCTTGGTCTCGTACTTGACCTCCATGATCCGCGTCCGTTCGTCGAACTCGCTGCGGAGCTTGTCGGTCATGGCCCGAAGCGGCTTTGCCGCGTCATCGCCGAAGATGGAGCTGAACTCCGAGAGCGGATCGGCATCGGCCTCCCCGTCATCGGTCGTGCTCGATGCCACGGGCTCAGACTTCGGCTGCTTCTTCGCAGCCTCTGGCTCCTGTGACTTCTTCCGCGACTCTGCAACCTCCGCTCCGAACTTGTCCACGTCGGCCTGACGCTTCGCCGCCTTGAGACCCCATTCCTTGAGTTTGGAAGGGTCCTTGCTCGCGGCTTGAAGCACGTCATCCGGAACTCCATCGCGCCGCAGAGCCTTCAGAGCCCGGTCAAACTCCGGGTCTGGAGCGGTCGCATCCGAAGGTGGAACCTCCCGACGTGGTTCGGGAGCGTCGATCCCGAGAAGCCGATCCAGCACCGAATCCTCGTCCGCGGAGTTGTCATGCGGCATCTCTGCCGCTGCTTCGCGCGTCGTGGTCTCCGGTGCGATCTCGGGCTCCGGGATTGGAATCTCGTTGGGTTCTGAGGTCATCAGTCCTTCTCAAATCCATGCTGGGCCATGATGTTCCGCTCATGGCGCTTCGACATGACGATCGGCTTCCCGTCGCGAGTCGTCCCGCATCCCTCGAGATTGCGCGGAAGCGCATTGCTCACATAGGGATACTGCGAACGGTTCGCCCCGGCATCCACCTGCACGTCGCTGACGATGCGGGTGAGTTGCCTCCCGTCGAGATTGATAATACTGCCGATGGGAGGAGCCTCGCGCATCGACATGGTGATTTCGACCACATTTCCGGATTCGTCGCGGAACTCGTAGATCATGCTCTGTTTGCCGCTGCCGCGATCCCGGCCATGCTCGAGGCGGGAATCGGGCTGGGCTCTCCCATTGCGTTGGTTCTGAGTTGAACTTGCTGCGGCATGGCCGCAGGACCCTGGGCAGCTGCCTGCTGCATCTGCTGGATCGCCTGCTGGTCGATGAGGTCGGCGAGATGGGGAACGTTCAGGGCATCCCCAACAACCGACAGGATCTCGCGCCACTTGACGAACGGCATCGCGACCATGCCCTGAGCGACGCTGGTCGTGATCTGGAGCAGTTCCATGGCCCGCTTCTGGACGAGCGCTTCGGACACGCGCTCCATGGAGTAGGCATCGACAGCGACCTCGAGGTCCTCCCATCCCGGGGCGCGGACGCCTCCCGTGAACACGGGGTTGGCATCGAGGAACATCTGGACGCCTTCCTTGCCGAGGGGGATCACGACGCGGTCGTCGTGCCACATGTACCAGCACACGGAACGCCCGATGTCATCGACGCTCTCCTGGAACTGGCGCTTGAGGTGGGCCATCCGCATGGTCGCCGAGGATTCGGCCACGGCGACCTCGGTGGCGGTCGCCGACCCTGTGATGTTGCCGCGCATCGCGTCGTGGATGCCGGAAACCCGGTCGAGTCGGTCCTGGGCGATCTGCGAGTACTGGACCTGCTGCGCCGTGATTCCGCCGACCTCGAGGTTGACCACTCGCTCTCGGTCTAGGTTCTCGGACAGGAGCACGTAGTCATGCGGCCTGTCCTTGATGTCCTGGGCCAGCTTGTGGTTGCGGGCATCGACCATGATGAGCCGCTTGTAGGCGGCTGCGCTCGACCGCACGGACGCGAGGTGCTCGTTGAGGTCGTTGGTCTGGCTCTGCACCGCCATCAAGGGAGACAGCGGGTATGGATCGTCGGGAACCGTGTACACGCCGAAGACGGTGTACGGGCCCTGGCGGGGTCCGAAGTAGGGGATCGGCTTCCGGATGTAGCCGTCCCACTTCGACGACTTCGACCGACCCTTCACGAACGTGTAGATCGTTCCGTTCACCATGCCCGGCCCGAAGACCTCGTCGATCGTCTCGGCGAGAGCCTGGTCGATCTCTGGGACCCAGACCTCGTACACCGCGAACTCCTTGCGGTCCTCGATGTCGCGACCGGAATCGTCGCGGACCTCGTTCATGTCCGTGCCGCTGGGAATCTGCATGATGGCCTCGAGGTCCCAGGTGGGATCCGTCTCGGCGCGGATCTCGAGATCCTGCTTGTCCACGGCGTAGCAATGGCCCATGAACCGGGCGTCCTCGATGCTGGTCGCCGCCGGGTCGATGAAGAACCGATCGGGGGCGATCCGGTAGACGCGCGGAAGGTACGGCTCCTTGCCGTCGATCGCACGCACCTCCTGCCTCGGCTCGGAGACGGTCATGCAGACTCCGTAGGAGAACAGCATGTCGGTCGCCACGCGCTCGAGAGTGCGCCGGATCTTCGTGATGCGCGCCCATCGGTTGACGGCGACCTGCATCCTCCGTCCTACCGCGAGGTCGAGCATCGCATCGGCGCAGCGGACACGGAACTTCGGCGTGTCGTGGATGATGCGGGGAAGCACCAGCGACACGTACTCGTGGCCGAAGTTCTCCGGATCGTCGATCGCCGGATCAGTCCGGTCATCCCTGTACGCAGGGCCGTGGTACTTCTCGACCATCGTCCTCAGCGACGAGATGTGGATGTCGCGGAAACGCTCGGCGCTCTCGACCTCGCGCCTGATGGAGTCGAACGAGACGTTCAGCATTTCTTGCCCTTCCTCGGCTCAGGCAGGCTGCTCTCGATGAACAGCCGCAGCTTCTGGGCGTCCTCGCCCTTCAGGACCTCCGGATCGCGCGCCCCGACCAGCCTGACGGTCGCGCTGTCGTTCCAGAACAGGATCCGCTCCACCATGTGGATCGGGACGTACACTTGCGATGAAAGAGGTACGAACATGGCGTTTCCATGCACTAAGTGCGGATGCTGCTGCCGTCGCATGAGCCAGGTCCCGTATGCGGGGCCGGAGATGATCCGAGAGGACGGCTCATGCGTTCACCTGCTCGCGGACTCGACGTGCTCCATCTACGACTCGAGGCCGTGGTTCTGCCGGGTTGACGAGTGCATCGACACGCTCGGGATGCCGAAGGAATACGGGTACAGGAAGACCGCCGACATATGCAATGCCATGATGATGCACGACGGCATCGAGGGGAAGTTCGTGCAGCTCACCGTGCACGGCGCGCCTTCGGCTTCGGACCAGCCGAAGACTTGACTCCGACCTTCGCGGACTTCAGCTGTTTCCCGTGGAACACGCGCTGCTTCTGGCTGGAAACGACTCGCGGCATCACCGCCGTCCCTTCTTCGCGGCCTTCTTCGGCAGCGACTTGATGTTGGGAGTCTCCTTCGCCCACCGCTTGGCCGTCTTCGGCATGGTGGCGAACATGTACTTCTGCTGGGCCTTCGACTTGAACGGCATCACTTCTTCCTCCGGTTGACGGACCTGTGGACCACGCGCAGGTTCGACCTGCGGTTGTCGCGCGGATTCCCGTTCACATGGTCGATGTCGTTGCCGTCTCCCTTGCGGACGCGGCCAGCGCGCTCGGCCTCGCGGCGGACACGGTTCCTCGACGCACGGTCCCTCTTCGACGCGGTCGAGGACTGGAACTTCGCGTACTCGCGCTTGTAGTCACGGGGCATCGGCAGGCTCCGGATAGCAACTCCACCCGAGTTCGCAGGCGACTGCATGCCTGTTGCCGAACGACTGGTCGCAGAACATGCGCCGCGCCTCGTCGCGCTCGGCGCGGAGGCGTTCAATCTCGTCGGCGGCTTCACGGTTCAGCAACTCAACGCTCTTGTCGTTATGCAGAACAGCACGCAGTCGCGTCACGATGTCGTCGGGGTCGCTCACTTCTTCCTCCCCCAGTTGCGCTGCATCTGCGAGTACGCCTTCTCGCTGACCGTGGTCCTCGACTTGGGACGCGATGTCCCTGCGGCCTTGCGCCTGTTGACGTTGTGGAGCAGACCCTTCTTCGCGGCCACGTCACGCCTCCTTCTGGCGAGTCGCTTCCTTCGGATATCCGTGCCTCTGCATGAACTCCACGAGGTCGGCCTCCATGATGCGCCGATGCAGGCTTCCGGGAAGGCGGCAGCACCGCAACTTGCCACGGTCGCACAGCCGCATCACGTACTCCGGAGAGCATCCGATGCGCTTCGCGGCCTGCCCGGTCGTGAGCATTTTCCGACTCAGCACTTCCATTTGCGGAGAGCCTTGTTGATGCGGGAGTCTGGATCGCGGGCCGTCTTCGCGCTCGTCAGCTTCTTCTTCATGCCGCCCATCCTGGCGCAGAAGGAGTCGCGACGGCTGCCGCCCTCGGGCTGCGGACGCTTGAGGTTGCCTCCGGTCGCGCGGTTGTACGCGCGCCGTCCCTCCTCGCTGAGTCCGCCGCTCGGGTTCTTGTGCCGCGCCTTGAAGTCGAACCGCTTACGAGCAGCCACACTTGCCGCCCTTCTTGGGACGCTTCTTCATCGGTAGCCGCCCTTCTTGCCGCCACCCTTCGCGCCACCCTTGCCACCCATCTTCGCGCCGCCCTTGCCGCCGCCGTTGCCCTTGCGGGATCCGGCCCCGGCTCCGCGGGCCATCATGTCGAACGGATTGCCGCGCGCTGGCTTCTTCTTGCCGTAGTTCATCATCGGAACACCTCGTCGTGCCTCAACAACACACCAAGGGAATCTCCCGGCAAGCCGGGATCGTCGGACTCCGGCCCGACTCCCTCGTCGCACAGCATAAGCGCGCCAGCAAGCGCAACAACCCGGTCTCCGTGAGATTCACGCGCTCCACTCGAAAGGTCCACCGTGCTCGCCGCCTCGATCGAACCGTCCGCCGTGATCACGTAGTCGAGCATCTCCCGGAGAGTGTCCTCGCTCGGGATCCTGACGTCGCCCTGCGAGATCGCACGGCTCAAGGCGCTCAGGATCGTCCTCTTCGCACGGCGGCTCGAGTTCCATCCGTACCTCACCGTCACCCGGGCCGTCGTTGTCCCCACCATCCGCTGACGGTACACCGCGTGGTATCCGATCCTGATGAAGTCGTGGTGCATCGCCGCTCCGGGGCCGTTCACCTCCCAGCCGATCATCGGAAGACGCCTCCCCCGGTACTCCGTCATCGCCACCTCCACCATCTCGTTCGCCAGCTCGTGCGGCGGAATGTGGGGGTCGGCAAACTCCGCGACAACCTCCCGGCTCTGGGCATCCATCACGCACACAGCCGCATTCGCAGCCCCCGTCCCGTACGCCGGATCCGCGAACATCACGTACTCCCGCATCACGTCGCCCATCCGGAACACCCGCCAGCGGCCATTGGGATCCTCCACCCACCTGCCACGCAGCAGCTCGCACCTCTGCCCCGGCACCGAGTACTCGTTCATGTGCGAAGTCACCACCGACGGCACGAAGAAGTTCGACCCGCTGCCGACCTCAGTCGCAAACACGTTCTGCGCCATGTCCACCGTGTCGCGCCGCCTCACCTGCTCCCCGAGCCACGGCGTCCACACATACTCAGACCCGGCAGTACCCGTCACCCGACCGTCCACGTCCACCCGCGTCTCCGCACCCATCCCCTTCAACGGGTGATCCGTGTACAGCAGCTCCACCAGCCTCGGATCGCCCTGCGAACGACCCATCCTCACCAGGGTGGCATAGTGCGTACCACTCCCGAGCGGGGTACTCACCGCAATCCGGCACGCCGTGCAGTCCGCCGCAGACCGCCATGCAGCCTCCGCGTCACCCATCGACGCAAACTCGTCGAACATCACCATCGTGCGGCGACCACCTCGGCCCACGTGCGCCGTACTCGCCTGACCAGCAATCGTCGCACCGCTCTCAGGGTTCCTCAGCATCATGTGCTGCCGCGTCTCGGAGCCGCGCTTCAGCAACACCTTTGCGTCCATCGGCAACACCCATGGCGGCTGACTCTCGAGCAGATAGTCCACCTTCCACATCAGGCTGTCAGGGTCGCCAGGGCGGTCAACGCCGTCCTCCACGCGACTCACCAGCAGCGTCTGCCAGCCCTTGAACAGCCACCCCCATGCGGAAACAGCCGCCAACAGCCACGACGCACCCATGTCGCGGCTCTTCCGGATCACCACGTCGCGACCCTTGGTCACCGAATCCAAGATCTCAAGCGCAGCTCGCTCCTGGCAAGCCCAGGGCACAAACGGCCTGTTGGGGCGGATGCTCGGTACCTCGCGACCAGAGACCGGGTCCACCTCCTTCGGCGCGTACGTCCAGCCCGTGAGACGAAGCCACAGGCAGAAGTCCTCCGCAAACGCCTTGCGGAAGTCCGCCTGAAGCGACTTGTCCTCCGTCGCGTCCAGGAACTTCTGCCGCAGTTCCACAATAGAGGGGTCAGTACTCATATTTATGTTGGTTGGGGTCAGTACCGGGACAGTTTTTGGGGGGGTATTTGATACAAGGTTCTCGGCGGCGCGCGGTTCGGGGGGCCAGGGTCGGGGCGGGGCGGAGCCAGAAGCTGGTGCTGCTCGAGTCGCTCGAGGTCTGCACCCCGGCGTTGCCGTCGCCGTCCGATGCCGCCCGATGCCGTCGGCAGCACCTTCCGTGTTTCCACAATGTGTCCACAGGTTGTCCACAGCCTGCGTTGTCCACAGGTTGTCCACCGTCCGTCCACATGTGGACAGTCTGTGGAGTCTCTGTGGACTACGCCCCGGCGGAGCCGATCGACCCAGCGGCTGGGCCGACCCATTCCGCAAGCATGATCCGCGCACGAGCCGAGTCGCCTTCTCCGACGGTGCGTGTCGTGGCATCGACGCGCGCATCGACGCGAGCCGCGTACACCTCGGGCCGCAGCCCGCGCAGACGGAACTGCGCCGCTTGCAACTGCGTCGGCGTCGCGTCGATCTCCCCTGTAGCGATCGCATCGACAACGGCTTCGAGGCGCGCCGCAGTCTCTTCCGACGCCAGCCGATGCGCCTCGCGGAACTCAGGATCGGCGCGCATCCAAGCGACCACCTGCGCCATGGTGCAGCCCGCCTCTTCGCAAGCCCTGCGCCACCCTACAGCCCCGAATCGCTCAAGAAACCGCGCCTTCCGTTCCTCTCGCATCGTCGCCCTGTCCCCCGTTACCTCCGATTCGGGCGCATCGGGGAAGAAAAATTTCGATGTGATGTGGTGTGCCATATGTGCCGCAGGATACGCGACTTGCGGACCAGCCTCACCACATTCTCGCGACTTGCTCTAAAGAAATTTCCGCAGAATGCCGATCAACCCCTTGCACACTACATTTGTGGTGGCATATAGTCCCGTCATGGAACTCACCCACCGCCGCGCCGCTCTCGTCTCCGCGATCCTGTTCGCGATCGTTCCGATCGCTGCGTTCACCGCGTTCGTCATCATCATCACCCTCTAAATCGGAGCTCTCTCATGTTCGTCCATGTCAAGATCGACCCCCCCGCTCCCGACCATGTCGCGCAGGGCCTCCGCACTCTGACGCTGCTCATCGCGAACGCAGACGAGCAGCCCGTGCACGCTCTGCAAGCGATCTCGCAGGCCCTCCACGCCCTGCATATCGCCCGCGCTGATGCGCTGTACGCGAAGCCCTCGGATCCCGTCGCGGACGCGATCCGCGAACTGACCTCCGTGATGATGCACGAACTCGAGCAGGTGCAGGATCGCATCTTCTCGCTCGCCTGCGCTGCCGAGGCGAGCGCGAACGGTTGCCCCTTCGCTGCGTCGGCTGACTGACTCACCCCCCACCCCCCACCCCCACAAGGACCCCACCATGACACGCGCCACTACCGTTCCCACCGTTGCTTCCGCTCTCCCGAACCTGCGTGCCGCGCTCCACGATGTCAGCCGCCCCGCTCATGCACACGCGGCGGTGCTCGCCTTGGCGCAGTCGATCGCCCGCGAACTTGCGGAGCCCGTCTACCTCGCAGACTGCTCTGCGTCCGCTACCTGCGCGATCGCAGACTCGCACTACCGCGCGATGCTCACGGCAATGCTGCCGCATGTGCTCAACATGTCCGCGGACTACTCCGCGGCGGCAGTCGCCGAAGAGTGCGACCGTCTTGACTGACTCACCCCCACCCCTGACCCCCTCACCCCGGAGCCCGCCATGCACCCGACTCTCCAACCGCACTACCTGCGTTTCACCGCCTTCGGTCGCGAACGCGAGGCGCTCGCGCTGCTCCCTGTCGGACTCGTTTCGAGCACGATCCGAGTCCCGATCTTCACCCGCACGGGCCGCGTGTGGCGCTATGTGCACCTCGCGGTCACCGTCGCCAACGGCCAGCCCACCGCCACCCTCATCTCGGAGCCCACCCCATGATCCGCCGCCCGCGATTCGATTCCTCCGTCCTCGCCCGTGCCTTCGCTCGCGAACTCCACGCGACCATCGGCGCATCCGACTACGCCGAGGTCCTTCGGCGCAACGCCACCCCTGAGTACGAGTCGGCATGCGCTTCGCACGACTTTTGCGATGCGAACATGGTGATGGACGCCGCATTCCGCGACACCTTCGGCGTGGAGTTCAGCATGGAAGACGCCGCTCATGTGCACGCCTTCAACAGCGGCTGGAACAAGTTCCACGCCGCCTCGCTCACCGATCCGACCTTCGGCCTTTCCACCACCGCCACCCTGATTCAGGAGCCCACCCCATGATCGTCACCATGCAAGCCCGCTACCCCGGAACCGATGCCAACGGACGCAAGTTCCGCAAGGGCGACCGCATCGCCTACTGCCGCACCACCCGCCGGGTTGTGGAGTCCGACCCCGCGCGCATCGACGCTGCGGCGTCCGCCCAGCCTGCCAACCGCGAGCCGTTCATCGACCTTGACACCATGTGGGAAGACGATTGCGCCCGCCGCTGCGGGCTGTGACCAACCCCAACAAAGGAATCTCCATGCCACGCCACACTCTCGCCGACCTCCGCCGTGAACTCCGCGCGCCCGTTCGCACCCGCATCTCCGACGACCACCTGCGTCGGCTCGCGTCCGACTGCGGCATTCGCCTGTGCTGCGTCGGGCCTGACCGCTGGGAAGCAATGCCCGTGCTCGTCACCCATGTCGTCGCGGAGACGCCGGACGGTCGAATCGACCGCACCCGCACCCGCACGGAGTACACCGCGCTCGCTCTCGCGAGCGACCGCACCGCGCGCAGCGTGCTGCGCCGACTGCTGGAGTCCTCGCCGGACGCCGTCCGCCGAG